CACCGATGGCTCAATCTCAACGTCCCACTTAACACCTTTGAACTTCACAGTCTTAAGTTTCTCATTGATAATCTCAGCATTCATAAATCTGTAATCGTTCTTAAAGTCACCCTTCTCGTTTTCAAAGTGTATACCTGTTGGAACTTCAGCACCATTTCTGTTGCCTGTGAGCACAGTTATTTTTGCCTTGTCTTTGTATTCAGGACACTTCAAATGAATATCTAACTTACCCATCTGAGGCATACCAAACGTACCAGACATTTCCGTTTGTGGTTTGTGAAAAGACCCTTGCAAGATTACTGATCTGTCCTCTGCCATAGAATCAATGGCTGTCTCTTTGTCGTCGCCAGTGATCTTTACAAGATCCAAAAATCCCAATCCATGCGTATGTTTAACGATGTCTTTTAAGATGTCTATCATAATGTCTTATTGTATAGGATATTTAGGTCTTAGTCTAGTTTTATTTCAGAAACTTTAACAACTACTGGATTTTGTTTACCAGGTTTACGGAATATGGCATAATTTGCACCAGGCCTGAATTGATTCATCTCTACAATTTCATAACCCTCGTCAATTATCATTTTTTCCATTGCAGTTTTGGTATTATAGTTCCAGTAACCTCTCTTAGCTTGACGTAGATCTTCGTCGAAATGACAGTCAGCATACTGAATGAAACAATAACCGCCAGGTATAAGCACCCTCTTGATGTCGTGTATATACTGTTGAATGTGTTCTTGTGTAAAAAAAACAAATGTGTCCCAACTGAATACAAAATTACAGCTGGATTGTGGTATGTTAGAACACTCTGTGTTTCTAGTAAGATAAAACTTTAGTCTACGTTTTTCTAATGGCTTGAACCTTCTCTCAACTTTGACATTTATGTCTCCTAAAATATCTAAGAAATAATTCAACCTCCATGCTCTGAAATCCTTGGAAAACATGCCAGTGCCTGGTCCTATCTCTAAACTATTGTAACTTGAACTTTTTGCGAATTGGTAAATTTTTGCTCTGACCATTTTGTACAGCCATTCGTCTACAACAGGTTTCTTAATTTTTTGCTCAACATCCATACGGAACCATTCTGGAGTCTTATCAAGCCTGTTGATAACTTCCTTATTGTTGGCATCCACAGCAAGTTCTAAGTCTTTTAGAACCTTCAAGTTTGTGTTTATTAATCCCTGAAGATCCTGTATTTTAACTTGTTCAAGTTTTTCGATTAGTAGTTTGATTTCTTCTATGCTCAGCATACACTTATTTAAAATTCAAACAATTTATTAAAAGTATTACTGGTTTCTGTTGATTGTATGTCCCAACCCAACACACCTATTAAGTTTTCTATTTTTTGGTCCAGTATGGTCTGTTCCATAGCTTCGGAATCAAATGGCAGTTCTTTGAACCACTCCGGAATACGCATTTCGTCCACTGGATATGCTATGCTGGTGTAACCTAGCGGATTTGATTTCAGTTTGCACACTATCACTTTTGCACCATCTGTTATCGGCAACGAATATTTGTCACCATACATCTCTCTGCATCTATTCCAATTCATACTTGCCCTCACGTGTCCTGGCATGTTTGCTTTGCCCTTGGCTTCCTCGGCCGCAGTGTACTTGGTCATGTTGTTTGCTCTTTTTGGAGATCCTTTTTCCCATCCTGGTCGAGATTTAAATTCAGCCCTAAACTCGCTAATCCTGTCTAGCACATCTTTTTCATCTTTGCCTTGTAAAACCATGTACAGTATTTCACTTAGAAAGTCTTGCACAAATAATGGAGTGTCCGATCGTTTCAAATCTAGGCCCATTGCCTTTACTTTTCCCTCTTTACCCTCTGTGTCCGTACGTTTGCCTTCTACGTCATAGTATAGCACTGCGTATCTTTTCTTTGTGATGAACAATCCTTTGGATGCTACAAGTTCTCTACCTGCCCTAATAACTTCACCCCTTGTTGATGGGCAATGAAACGCCTTAGTCATAAACGCTTTGAAAGATCCATTCACTTCATCTGCTATTTTATCATATAAACCAATTACGGATTCCTTTGTCCATGGTATCAATCCATCTGCAATTTCTTTTGACAAGGTTTTGTGGGCGGAAAAATAAACTGAGTCAGTGTCACCATACACAATACTTTGTCCTTTATGGTCATATTTGCCTGCTACGATTTCATTTACTTTGGATCCCATGTGTTTTGTTATACATCTACCAGATAGAGTCACTGACTGACCTATCCTTATGTCAAAGAATCTACAACCTGGATTCAATATTGCACCATACAAACTGTTCAAGTTAATTTTCTTTACAAGTTGTCTCTTGTCCCAATACTCTCTTTCGATCTCGTTGTCTCCGCAGTCACGCATTTTCTGTTGCATTTCCTTTCTTTCTGCATACCAACGTTTCAGTAGTCCAGGAATTATGGCTTCATACTCGTATGTGAATATAGTGCCATTCGCACTTAGCATCCACTTGTTGTTACCTTCAAAAACTAAATCATAAAGTTGTGCCGCACTCATCCTTACACTTGTTTTGTCCTCCCAGTCAACTACGACCTCAGTGCCCTTCTCTTTGTTCATCACTGCCTGATACTCCCAACTACCAAACTGACCATCCCATGATGCCGCAAACGATTTCTTTGCGTGTCTGGCCCTGTTTATTTCTGCAGATGTTATCACAGGCCTTATCTGTCCTACGATAGTCTCTGGTCCCATGTTCAAAGCTCTAATCACACTTGGATACAGTGAATTAATATCTATAGAGCCTATCCAGTCGTGTATGCCTTTTTGTGGAGTGGCCACATATGCCCCTGCCGCCGTCACTGGTTCTGCGTCTTTGTCTCTATATTTTCTACCTGGCACAATCATGCCACGTCTGTGTGTTTCGTTTACTATTGCTTGTTCTGTCACTGCTACCGCACCCATGGTGGTTTGGAGTAGCACAGTGTTTTGGTGGGCGATCTCATTGGCAAGTTCTATGAATTTTAATTTCTTCTCAAGTTTGGCCAACAGTGCTGTATCCTGTCTGTTGTATTCTATGAATAGCCCAAAATCGTTTTTGTATAAATTGTCAAGTGATCCTTCGTAAACTGTTTTCTTCTCGTCAAGCTCGTGTTCGCCAATTGCATCTAGTCTGAAGCTGTGTCTCTCTTCGTATGTATATTTCCTGTAAAGTTCTAGTAAATCTAAATGTACCCTACCAACAAGGTCAAAGCTCAACTGCTCTCTTCCATATTTTTCAAAAACTCTCTTCTTGGGTTTTTGTCCCCAGAAACACAAACGCCTTGTGTCATCTGAACTCAATACTTTTTGTATTCTTCCCACAGTGTATGGAATATCATAACCTTCACTGTTCCAGCCACTCAAGATATCTGCATCACCAACAAGTTCCAAAAATGCATCTAGTAAATCTTTCTCCTTTTCAAAAAGCATTGTGTTGGCAAATCTTTCAGTAAGGACCTTTGCGTCTTGCATTGAGATTGTTTTTGGCGGCACTGCAAGTGTAACCAATTGATCCGTCCAACTCATATAACAACTAATGGCAGTAATGGGCATGAACGGATCATCTGTGGTTGAATAGCCTCGATCGGGATCGAAGTCTACTTCAATATCAAAAAACATTGTGTTCAGCTTGGGAGTTTCTTTACCAAGATAGTTCTCTTCAAGGCATCTAAACACAGGATTTATGTCCTGTTCATAAAGCGTCTTGTTTGATCTTATTCTCTGTTCTTTAATAAAGTCTTTGTGTGTCGCACATTGGACTCTCTGCAATGGTGCACCGGTCATTGATCTGTGTTTGCCTCTGGCGTCCTCATAATAGAAAACATAACGGGCGTCATATTCAACGAACACTCTCCCTTTCTTTGGATCACGTTCTACAACGTAGATCTTGTCTTCGTCTTTTTTGTATAATGCGTCTATGTAACTCATGCGAGAAATACTTTATATAATCCTATTGTGTTCATTGTCGTAAACCATGCAGTCAAAGTGCTTAGCCAAATTTGCCTACGTCTTATTCCTGCGTAAAGCATTGTGCTTGACCCTACCCAGTATAATGGAAACACTATTGTCATTATAGGGTGTGGTGAGGTGAAAGTCAATATACAACTTCCACATACGGTAAATGCTACGGATACAACTTCAAAATAGAATGCTGTTGGATCTGATTTGTAACTGTTTACCCAAAATTCTTTGAGTAATACAAGCATTAAAGTTTACCAGCTGTGTTTAGTATGCTTTCTAAAGTGTCCATGTCGTCGGCGATGTTTTGATAGTTGCCTTTGTGTGCAACTGATATCGCCTTGTTGATCAGTGCTGGTTTTAATTCTAGCTCTTCTGCGATTGCTTTTACTGTGTCTCTTAATCCTGATCTTAGGTCATCTACTTCACCTAGCACTTGTGAACCTTGTGATATAATTTGGATTAGCTTTTGCTTTTCAGCATCATTGAAATTTCTTACTGCCATATGTTTCTCCTGTTGTTAAGCAACAATTATATAATAGATCTTTAGGAAATGCAAATTATTTTTTCTTTTTGTTTCTGACGTTTATTGCTTTACCACGTCTATCTGGATTCTTGTCTTTTCTTCTCTTTCTTCGCACCGCGGCCGCTATGGCTTTCTTACCACCTGATGCACGTAGTGATGCCGCCCTGGCCTTTGATAGGCATTTAGGTTTGCCTTCGCCTTTTTTCCTGTCTCCACATTTGCCAATTCTTTCGCCCTTGGTGTTGTATCTGTCCCAGCCACCACCGCCTGCTCCACCTTTTTTGCCTTTTCCAAACCATGCTCTAAGACCGGAATGATTGGCTTCGTCTATTTTTCCATGCACAGCACAAGTTTTTAATTCAATATAGTTTTGCCTTAAGAAATTGAGTGCATCTTCTTTAATCGCAGATTCAAAAATTTCTTCACCAAAAGCATCATGGACAAAATATTTTCCCTCTCGCTTCACACAATTAGGCACTCTCTTACCAAACATTGTTTTGAAACCTTTTCGCATATAGCCTTTCCAACATCTAGTGCCTTCGTCGACTAGTGCATTTAGATCATAATTTGGATTTATGGCACCATGTTTCATTTTAGCTATCATGTCTATCTGCATGGCAACCATGAAATCATAATCACTTACATCGTTTGTCCTGTGTGTGTATACTTTTACCAGAACCTCGTCATAGAATATACCCAAATCAGCGTGGTGATCTAATTTTTCCTGAGGCTTGATTGTGTTTATTAAAAATTCAATAACTTCAAAGTAATCTTCGAATTTATATCTTTTTTGTAGACTGTTGTCCTTGTATTCCCAATCCGGAAGGAATTTTTGTCTTAATCTCTCAATTTCCTCTTTGGGTAGGTTGACGTAGTTTCTGTCTGGTGATTCGTTAAGTTCGTTTATCTTCATTACTTCTTACTCTTGTTACCCCAGTTGGCCGCGCCTTTTTTACGACACTGAACTAGAGCACCAGAGGCGTAAGCCGAAGGCCAAACTTTGTATCTTGCTTTAACTTTGTGATAGCAGGCGTCTTTCTTTTCTGCTAATTGTTCGAATTGTTCTTCTGTAATTCCTGTGACTTCTTGTATTTTCATCTTACCACTTTCTGCACGACCAATATCTTGCTTTGGTCTTAGGTCCTGGATTTGCACAGTTGTGACGTGCTCTAAAACTTTTTCTTGCTTTGGGATTTGACTTACGTATCTTCATTGTTTTCTGTCCGGCTTTTCTTGCTGAACTTCCGCCGTGTCCAAAGTTTACCTTCTTTACGTTACCTGTCTTTGGATCTTTTACGTATACTTTAAATTTCTTAACATCACCACGCATTGGTTTGTTCAATGGCACCTTACGTCCTCTATACTCTGCGTCGAATAATTCCGTCTCGTCTTCTGGGAAACCTAATTCACCAAACGCTTCATAGAAAGCATCATCGTCTTCGAATGTCATTTCATCCGCTTCTGGGAAAGGTTTGTATGATTCATTTTTTATTCCATGTGAGGCAAGTACAATGCTCATTACTTCAGCAAGTCCCACTTTCTCTTTCATATTCATTTGATCTATGTCCGACGTGTCACCGTGATCGTTATAAACTTTCATGTAAGTGTCTATGTCCGCTGGATCAAATCCTGCCTTGTTTAGTATGTCCTCACTTCTGTAGTCTAGGTCTTCCTTGACCGATTCTGGATATGGTCCTTCTATTTCCTGTGCTATGTCCTCTTCAACCTGTCCAAGTGCTGTGAAGGCCGATGTTTTTGCATCATCACTTATAGCCAATTCTGCAATCCTGTCTTTCATGGAACTAATGTCCACTAATAATTTTCTAATATCTATGTCGCTGTTATCACGTTTTTCCTGCACCGGTGCGTTCACACCGTCGATCCTGTTTAGTATGTTTCTAATCTCTATCATTGATTCTGCTATCGGTGAGTTGCCCATCTGCATCTGTGTCCTGTCGTTTGTGAATTGTGTTGTCTTTGCCAAACCCCTGCTACCTGCACTTGCTGGTGACTGCACTTGTTTTCCTGCGTCAACAGTTCCTTGGTCTCGCAGTCTAACTGTGTCGTCTATGTACTTGCCGTAGTTGTAGGGTATCGAGCTCATATGCTGTATTTATTTCCACAGCACCATCTTGAAACGTTCTTTGTCTATGCCAAAGAACCGTGTTTTCCACTCGCTCTGTTCGAAAAAACCCAGTGAATGCCATTCATCCTTGCGTTCCAGCATGGTACTTGCCCTTTCATCCCAGTCTTGGTTTAAGAGGAATCCTTCCATCTTCTCTTTCTTGTCGGCTATTTCTCTGTAATCAAACCCGTCATACTCCCAGTGCAATAATTCAAACACGTTGCCATCCCTGTCACAGTAGTCTATGCTGAAATCCAGTCCCCACTTTGGCTTCATAGCAACCAATTTATGGAAGTGCGGTCTGTATCCTGCCCAAGTTTCTAATTGTGCTAGTGCGTCACCCGAATAGCCTTTACGTTCGAACATCACTGCGTGATTTATGTGTGGTCCGGATTCGGGCGAATCGTCCGTGAACCATGTCTGCC